AGATATTAGTTTCTTGTTTTTCTACAAAGTTATTTACTAAACACCATTCATATAAATCTCTAGGTGACATACGATAATTTTCTTTAGCACCCCATACCCAAGCCACAAACTCTGAACAGTACATACGCTGTCCTTCGTCTTTTTTCTTTTTCCAACTACCTGTTAAAAGTTCTATCGGTTGCTTAACTATCAATCCCTCGAAATCATATGCAGTATGCCCTACTTTAGAAAGTGCCTTAATTGCTAGTTCTTTTTCGTTGTAATCGTTTATTTGACGATGAACTATGTAATCATATTGGTACTTGTCTTTCCATTCCTTAAACGGCCTTAAATTAACCCCATCTTTTTGAGCATCTATTATATAAGGTTGTCCCCAACACTCTACAAATAATGCAGAGTGCGAGAACTGTGACCTTGTGAATGCCTTTATAAGTTTCGGGATTAATCTCTTTCCTGAGCAATGTAGTATATCTCCTGTCTTAAGCATTTGCGTAGTTGTCTAATACGAATGCAGGTGCAAGTACATTCTGTATATGCGCCCATGCTGCTCTTAATGGTTCTGCTTGGTTTGCCATAACTGAATTTGGCACTTCGAATGATGCTAAATCAGTTAAAACTTTACCTTGTGCCTTGATACCTAAAATCTCTGTTACTACCATGCATGATTGAACTAATGATCCATCTGCTTGTATCGTTGCAGTTCCTACTGCTTGTACTTCTTTTAATTGAAAATTTGCCATTTTATTTTTTTTATTAAGCGTAAATTACTTCTGTTGTTTCTATTACAGCAGTCCATTGAATGTTTGTTGCTGCTGCTCCCGTTACTTGTACCTGTAAGCCTCCGTTAGTTGTGTCTGCTGCAAGTGTTGGTGTACCCCATGCAGGTGTATTTTGAACCAATGTAACATTTGAGATTAATAGTGTTGTAGCTGCTGCATTTGCTCCTCGTACAATCAATCCATCAACATCCCATGCAGATGTATTAGTTGAACCTGACTGCTTTCCTATAATAGTTCCTTTAAATCGGTAAGCAGATTGATTAGATAAAATTACTTGATTGTTAGTTGAGGCTGCGCCTGAATTGGTCGTTAGTGTTGTAGCTGTTGCATTTGTTGTTCTTTCATGCAAAACAAATTTAGAGGCTTGTGCATCACCAACCGTAGCTTCTTGAATACTTGCGTATGATTGTCTTCCTATAATTCCAAAAGTGCTTGAATTAGCTCCAATCGCAAAAGAATATTGACCACTCGCTGTATTACCAATTCCTATTGCAATAGCTTCTTGACCTGTTACAGAATTACTAACACCTAAAGCACAAGATCTAATACCACTATTACTATTACTCTTACCTATAGATATACTTGTTTCTGCACTTGAAGTATTTCCTGATCCAACAGAAAATGAATATGCTCCACTTGAAGTATTTCCACTTCCTATCGCGGCAGAACTTTCACCACTTGCATTACTTAAATATCCAACACTAAATGAACCAAGTATTCCACTTGACACATTACCAACACCTAATGAAACTGCGTAACTTCCAGATGCAGTTAATGCGACTCCTCCACAAAATGACCCCGCTCCACTTGCAACTTCACCAGCGTTATTTCTAAATGATTGCATATCTATAGCATTTGCCCCACGTTTATTTCCACCTGTTGTTGTTCCATCGGGAATATCCAACATAAATGCACCCGTTCCTTTTGGTACAATAGCCACATCAACATTAGTTGTACTTCCTGCTGCTGTTAAACTATCTACATATACCGTATTGTTTGGTGAAGTAGTTGCTTCTGCTTCTGTGAATTTAGTTAATCCACCTGCAGCTGGAGTTGCCCAAGTACCATCTCCACGTAAAAAAGTTGTTGTGTTGTTTGGTGCTTTAGGTACAAATCCATGTTGAGTTGTAGATACATTGTTTGTTGTGATGTCACTTAGAGAAAGATCAGAATCTTTAACTGTATCATATGCTCCTGTTCCATCCAAAAACTTTGTAGCATCATTCGGTGCTTTAGGTGCAAAACCATGTTTAGACGTACTCACATCGTTTGTAGTGATGTCTGTAGTTGTCATGTTAGCATCTGTTACCAATGCTTTAATGTTTGCCCCTGTAACACTCTTAGAAGTGTATGTACCACCACCTGCACTTTCTGATATTGCGACAATGTCCGTGTCTGCAATGGTAGCACCTTTTGCGGTTAATTCGCTAAACTTTTTTTCTGCCATTTTTTATTATTTATCGTTCGTCAATTGTATCTCCCCACCATGTGGTATCGTAAACTTCTCCCCATCCTGCAAGATCAACACTTGCTGATTGAGTTAAAAGAAAATCATCGCTTTCAGTTTCTAACAAAAAGACAGATGACTCGTCTTTGAAGTTATCGCCTTCTTCATTAGCTTTTCCATAACCAATAAGGTTACTGACTGCTGCTCCCCATCCAATGCTATTTGCCATCTTTAACTGTGCTTAAGAAGATTTGCAACTTAATTATATTCTCCTGTTTAGGTTTGTATGCCATATTATATAAACCAACCAATGTTATTATTGTTACTATCTGGAAATACATCCCCTGCACCATTTGAGTTGTACTCAGGGAAATCAATGCTATTGTTTCCTAAGAAATCAAGTAGTCTCTCTGTGTATTGTTGTGCTAATATCCTTTCTTTAGAAATAAGGCTGTCAATCTCTTCTTTAGTAGCTGTGTCCGAATTCTCAGAGTTATGCTTGTAAATGCCCTTATTTGAGATTGTATAAGCTATATTAGGTAAAAGTTCAACCATTGCGTAGTGAATCAAACAAGGCTTCACATAGTCCACTAATAAAGTCTTATAATTAGCATTGCCGACATCATCAACGTCTCCATTAACTACCAATGTCTTTAGCTTATTGAATAGCTGTGTTCCCAAGAAATTTTGAATATGAATATCTTGAGATACCTTGATTGAAAACATGAACTTGTCAGGATCAAGGTTTCCGTTTAGTGCTGTAAATTTTACTAAATCGTTACGTGTTATGAGTAGTGCTTCCATGTTATTTCTTGTAATCTGGATGATGTCCGTTATTTGGCATGTCTATCGGAGCAATTTTACTTTCTTTATTACCTCTTGGCCTTGGTGCATATGACTTCGGTATTGAATCCACCTCTTCAGATGAACTCAAAGCTTTATCATCTACATATTTACCGTCCTTTTTCTTTAGCTTATAAAGAACCTCAGACCAATAATGTGAGCAATTTACACCGCCTTTAAACTTAAATAAATCGTATGCTTGGCCTAAGTGACCTAACTCTTTATTTACTCCTGCTCTGCTTGCCTTATCAATGTCTTCTAAACGATAAACTACACCTGAATTAGTACGTGCCATCATTGCCTTGCAGAACTTTCTTGAATTAGGTTTGCTATATCTTTCCGAGTATTGATAACGAACTTTATATACACCTTTATCCAAGTTTGATTCTCTGCTTGGTGATGATTTAATTACATCGGCTAACTTTTGAAGTATGTTTTTCTTAGAGTTTATTACTCTATTCGCCCATTCTTCAGTTGAATTATTATCTGCTTTTACTTCACGCTTACCGATCACTTCCCACTCTTCACCTACAACTTCACCTTCTAAGTCATTAAGCATTACATCAAGTTCTTCATCGCTTATATCAGATGAAAGTTGCACTCCAGTTTCTTCAATTACCTGCTCTTCTGTTTGTGCATTTTCAAGGTCTGTAAATTCAAGCGGTTGTAACGTCTTAAAGAATAGGTTTAAACTTATTCCGTTATAAGCTAAAATCTTGTCAAATGCATCAATTAAAATTTCTTGAATTGGCTTAATAACCATATTATCAAATAGAATCGAACTATTCTTTAACTCATCAGCATTAGAACTGAATCCGTTTGTAGAAGCAATACCAAACAATAATGGAGATGTAACGTTATGCGCTAACATTAGCTTTCGCATACACTCATCACTCAAATACTGATATTGTTCCGCAGCATCATTCAAAGGAATATCGTCAACCGTTGTTTTCTCTGTTTCGTTGTTATTGAACGCCACGATCACTTTTTGACCTCGTGAACCTGTTAGCTTGCCTAATACCTTTGAACTAATTATTTGCTGTTGCTCTTCGGACGGGATGCCCCCATTAAAGTTAACTACCTTAGTTCCTGAGAAACCATTTTGCACCTCATTCAACAAATAGTCTGCAATCTCTTCTTCAAGTGTTGCGTAAGGTAATGCACCTAAATAATCAGGATAAGCATAATACTTCATACCTACAGAATAAGGCATGATATAAAGTATTTCTATCTGTTCTTGTGAATACCCAAATGCCGGTATTCTTTTAGGTGCATACTTTTTTACATCGCTCCAATTATCCGAGTAGTAATAGCCTTCAATCTCGCCATCTTTATTGCACTTTTCCGCACGTATTAGGTTAACAGGAATATGATAGACCTTCTGTATTTTTTTACGGTCTTTAGTGTAATGTATTTGCATTGCTGCATTACCTAACATCTTGAAGTCTTTAACTACTTTTCGTATATCTTCCTTGTTAAGTAGTGCCATCATTTGAGCATACTCGTTAGGCTTGCGTGATGCATCCGTAGCACTTAATCCTTTACCATAAACAAGTCTTGAAATGTTGTTTATAATAGCGTTATTCGTTGGGCTATTCGTGTATCGGTCTATTAAAAAACTGAAATAGTCATTACCTTCGCCATACTCTACCCATTCATCACGTTTAGACTCCTGGATAGTTGGCGTTTCATAGGCTGCCAAGTTTAAAATGTGTACGTTACTCATATAATATGAAATCGTTGTTACTTGAATAATTTGTATACTGTCCGCTATTTACGGAGTAGGTAGGTATAGATTGATTAGTGCAAAAAATCTTGTCCTTAAATAAATCGACTGTGCCGTCTTTAATTACTAAAGAGTAGAATCTATTTTGCACAAGCGTAAAGATCGCTGTAATCGTATCGTAATAGTCCCCCTGTGTACTTGTGAAGGTTGTTATAGTCTGCACATCTCCTGTCTGCTCATCTGTTATGACAAGCGTATCATATCCACCTGCTCGCGGAATGAAATTAATCGTCTGGTTTGATGCACTTGCTTGAAGTATAATCATAACCTATAAACTAAAGGGAGGTATTTTTGTTTCAAAACAAAAGGAGGCATGTACCTCCTTCTCTTACCTAAGTGGAAAAATCTAAAGTGTCGCGTATAAATGTAATAAAAAAAGGGAGTTGTTACACTCCCCTTCTCGATAATTTATTTACTTACTATGAAGTTACTATAGTAGCAGAACTAAACACAGTAGCTAGGCCTGCATCCGTAGAGCAGTTTAAGAAGTTTGCAGGGATATTTTCCATTGCAGTGAATGTCAAAGAATATCCGTTAAAATCACCCATTTGCGTTCCGCTTGATATAGTACCAGCAGTAACATCTGCACCTCTTTCCAATCCCATAAGGAAGTATTGGTTAGAACGTGTCTTCACAACGATATGAGGTCTACCATATGCAAGCAATTTCACGTTTTTATGCGTTGCAGCATCTTGCTTTTTCAATTGGATAGTCAATACTTGCTCAACAAATGTAGTTCCGTTTTCTCTAGAAGAGTTAATAGTTTGCTCAAAAGAGTTCGCACCTTTCAATTCATACTTGTAAAGTGATGATACACTATTGATGTCATTGATTTGATCCGTATTAGTTACATCATACGTGATGTCCGTTTCTGGGTTGTAGTCCCCATAGTTTACAAAGAAAACTGCATCTAATCCTGAAATGGAATCTTTACAGCTTTCTAGTCTTCCGTTTGCTATATCACAGCTCATGTCTTAAGATTTTAAATGTTTATATAAAAAAAGGTGGTGTTTATTGCACCACCCTTTCGTTAGTTAGTATAGTTATTAGTTAGCAGAGTTCGTGATCCCGTACACTACACAATCCTCAGCGAAACCATATTTAGCATCAGCTGTAAATCTCATGATTACACGTACATTTTGATCGCCTAAAGTCTCTGAAGTATCCAAAACTTTAACTTCGTTCATGTCATTTAATAGACCTGTCGCAAAGTGTAAGTTAGAAGTTGGAGTTGCCCATGCAGTGTTAGCAGCAAGACCGTTAGCCATGAATACAGGCACACCATCAAACATCAATTCACCCAATGCTTGGTTAGTTCCTTTGTTGTCATAACCATTAGATCCTACGCCACCAGAAGCGAACCCGCCAAGCGCCCTAACGTATGCCTTATAGATGTTTTGAGAAACATAAAGTTTCAAGTCAGGCTGTCCATACAAACGTGCAGGGATAGCATCTACTAATTTACCCAACTCAGTGATAACGTTAGCAGCAGTTACAGTAGTTCCAGTCACTTCTTGAGCAGCAGGTAAAGCAGCATCCAATGCGATTTGTGTAGACAAACCTGCGAATTGACCAGCAGTTGCGTTAACACCTGTCCAAATAGTTGATTCCATTGCAGATGCAACTTTCTCAGCTACGTGTGCGATCAAGAAATCAGAGAAAGATTTTGGCATTACATCGAATGCACCATAACCCATCTCAGCAGCTTGCCATGTTGAAT